AATATGCATTTAGTAACAGAAATCAAACCACCAGAGCCATACAAAGGATGAGTGAGGGATTCATACAACTAGGACAAGTTATGGTGCAGACCTCAGAAAATAGAGGGCATCCACCAGAGTTTTGGGCAGAGCAAATTACAAAGAAAATTTGTGATATTAGTAATGATGCACCTGAGCATGTAAGGCAACAAGCACATGCTTTTCAAAATCATGTTTATACTGTAGTATTAAATGGTCTAAGAAGTGCAATTGACAGTGATCGAGTAACCATCAGAGGGTTGCTTGATTCACAAGGGCACAAAGACATGGCAGATATTATTAAACAATTGAAATAGAGGGTATAAACATGGCTATTACGAGTGCGATAGCAAACTCATTCAAGCAA